ATCTGCTGTATCAGAAACACCATCTAAAGATAGAGCTTTACCGCCAACATAGGCAGCATTTGTAGTTGTGAACGTGAAAGGAGTAGCATTTGCAACACCATCAGAACCATCTCTTGCACTTGCGTTAATAGTTACCGTTCCTTTAACGTCAATTACCCAAGTGTATGTTCCTCCTGCTTGGTTGATGACCTTTTCGCTGTCTCCATCAAATGAGATTGTGAAACCCGTTGGTACTATATTGCTTTCGTAAAGTTTGATGTAAACCGTGTCTCCAAATGCACCGCCCGTAACTGGCGTAGTATATCCCGCATCGGAGAAAACGCCAATAGATAATGATGGTAGTACGGCAACGTCAGGAACAACAATCTCACCGCCAGAAATGGTAGTTGCAACCGTCCCTTGAGTGTCATATCTAACGGTAATATCCTTTGCAATCGTTGACGGTTGGTTAATTACTAAGTCTCCATTCGCGCTGATTGCCGTGTCAGGCACAATCAAAGAACCCTCTGCCTCAACTGTTGTTGAGTAGCTTGAGTCTGAGTTTTCTACTGTTGCGTCTGCAATCCTCCAATGAACTCCTTGCTTTGAGCCAACTTCAGTCATTCCACTACTCTGAAGAACAAGAATGTTATCAGTATCGCCTGACGGAATATCAGTCATGTCAACCCCGTTCAATTGAACCGTTGCGTCAGCGCAAGGCACACTCGTAATGTTTACAGTTTTATTTGGCACATCGAAAGTGCCCGTTTCAACACCGTCTAATTTTACCAATAACGGATAGGTGTCACCGCTTGGAATAGTATCAAAATCAACCCCGTTGACGTTTAACGTGGCATCATCACAAGTCCCCAGAACAACCAACGGATGAGTGATTTCAACCGTTGGTCTTGATGTCAATTGTACGTCTATCGCTGCCATTATTCCTCCGCGTAATTGGTTTCTTCAATATTAAACAAGTGATATACTCCCATTGGTTTGTAATCATCAACGAAATCGGCATCAATGATCTTGATGAACCATTCAAGATAACACTTTCCGGATGGAAATTCCTTTGAATCCTTCTCCTCGATCTCTAAAGTGTATGCACCTGCTGCCGCTTCCTCTGTCAATGCTGTCCAATCAGATGGAGCTGTCTTTCTGTAACGCTTCAAAAAGTCTCCGTTTTCTGCTCTCAGAATGTAACGAACGTCTGCAATTGATGCGTGAGGAATTGCTGCTCCGTTTACGTCCTTATGAGTTACGGTAACGCGCTCTGCCATTGCTTGATAAAGTGTTGTTGCTGCCATGATTAAAGATCTGCTGATTGTTGAACTCTTACTGTTTGTTGATTGATTCTATTAATGTCTGAAACTCTGACAACTGGCTGCATTTCTGCAATTCTGTCTCCTAGTTGTGCTATCTGAGACTCCAATACTGCGTTCTGATTGCTGCTTGCTGACCTTGCTGCAAATGTTGGAGATGCAATTCCACCGCTTGCCATGTACGCTCCTGGAACAAGTGCTTTGCCTCCTCCTAATTGATTGAGAATAGATGCTTGCTGTCTGAGATGTGGGTCTTGATATACTCCTTTGGTTAGAATGATCTCATTTCCTTCCATCTCATAGCCTCCATGTCCTGCAACCGTGAACGGAATACCTCCTTGAGCGTGTGATGGTCCTTGTGCAACTCCACCATCAGCGAATTTCTCTTGCTTCATTTTGGAGACATTCGCAAAACCAAAAGCCAAAGCTGCTGCTGCTGCAATAGGTCCAAGAAACTGACCTATAACTGGTGTGGCTGCCGCTGAAGAATATGCGGAAATAGCCGCCTGTAAAGTTTGAACAATTGCTGCTGCAACCTGTAACTCGTGAGCCTCTTTTTTGGCTCTCTTTGTCATTGCATTTATCTCAGCGTCTGTCTTTCCTGCTGCTTTCGCTTGTGCTTCAATTGCGCTGATATTGTCCTCTGCCTGTTGTTTCAGCCCATCAACAATATTGCTGATCACACCAAGACCTCCCTGTGCTGCTCCGAGTGCTTCTCTCTCTTGAGACTTTCTCGTATCTGCAAGTTTGACCGCATTCTGCTCCAGAAGTTCAGTCTTTTTATTGTCGAGTTCTACTATCTGCGCATCAACCTCTAGTTTATCTTGTACGAGTTGCGCTCTTCTCTCCTCATCAACAACACCAAGAGCCTCCGTTGATGCTTGATATTGCATTATCTGCAAATCCAATTCCTGCTGCTTTGCCTCTGCTAGATCACGCTCAATCTGGAGGATAGTTGCAGCTCTTACTTGCTCATCCTGTATGGATATTTGAGCCTTTAGTTTTGCCTCTGTTGCGTAATCTTCGAGCGTCTTTAGTCTATCGTTGAGAATTGCATCCTGCTCATCTCTGTGAATTTCTTTCAACTCTTGAGATAGGTATGTTTGAATAGACTTCTCTGTCTCTCCTGCTGCTCTTAACTCATTAGCCTTATTGAACGCGTCCTCCTTCCTCTTCTGAATGTCTGTAAGTTGTTCCCGTCTGAAATCCTCCCGAATCTTTGCTCTTGCCTCCGATGCTTTCTGCTCCGCTTTTGCCTCTTCCTCTGTCAGTTTTCGCTTCTCGTTCTCCTGCTTAACATACTCAGCGTGTTCTTGTTTCCGGATGCTGTTCTCCTTTGCTTTTAGAGTCCTTAACTTCTTGATGTTGGCCGCTTCTATCTCTCCAAGTTTGGCTCTTTCCTCTGCTAGTCTCTGCTCGTCCTCTTCTAAGTTCTCACTCAATTCCATCTGTGCCGCAATGATGGCAACTCGCTCTTTCTGAAGCTCCAACTCTGCTTTCATGTTCTCCTCCTGGATTGCATTGGCTTTCTTGATTGCCTCTGCTCTCATTGCGTAGCTGTTCGTTTCATCTTCTGCGATCAACTGCAACTCTGCAACCTCTGCCTTTCTCTTTGAAACCTCAACCAACAACTCCCTCTCTGCATCTCTCAACTTCTGCATACGTTTCTCCAAAGTTGCTGCCGCTTGGCTTTCCTTTATTATCTCCTCCGTGATACCTGAGAACGCTCCCTTTGCTGTTTCTGCTGCTCCTGCGAAGTCTCCTGAGAATACCTTTGTCAATGCCTCTCCGAGTTGACTCATTCTGTCAGTAAGAACGGAAACGGTTGCTCCGATTGCAGAAAGTGCCTGAGATAATTGCTCAGAGCCTCGCTTGGTCTGAGTGAAGAATGAAACCAACGCGCCAAGTGCAACAACAAACGCTCCGATTCCCGTTGATATTAGTGCAACCTTTAAAATCTGTAATGCTCCAGAGAATCCTCCTGTTGCCGTTGCTGATGCTTTGGTTGCTGCTGCTGATGCAACAACTCCATCTTTATATGTCTTGAGTTGTGTTGCAAGTCCTCCAAGATTGACTCCCATTACATTGATCTGCCCTGCAACACCTTTCAACGCTTCCTCGTAGTTACCTACATTTCGCCTGTTATCTCCAACCGCTTTCTCATTGGCTTTCAGTTTATCAGTAATGGTCTTGATGGTTGCTCCCATCTGTTTGCCCTCTTTCGAGTTCTCCCTCTGCTCTTTGGATAGGCTGTTGTATTCCTTTGTTAGAAGAGAAAGCCTTGCTCTGAGTTGTTCGTTTGAACCTTTCGCAGCCTCAACTACTGTCTTGTTGTTTGCGTACTCCTTGTTTGAATCTCTCAAAGACTTGGAGACTTCTGTCATTTGAATCTTTAACGCTGACTGCCTCTTTGCGTTTTCGTCTGCGCTGATCGCTCCAATCTTGTAAAGTGCGTTAGCCTCCTTCTGTTGGGTCTTTAGGTCGTTGAGTGCTTGAGTATAGGCTGCTGACTGTTTCTGAGCCTCTGCCATAGCAGCAGAAGCAGCACGAATGTCCTCCGCTTTGATGTCAATATCAACTACAATTGTTTTCTCAGCCATTACGGTAATTTAACGAGTTCAACATCTGTCGAATCTACTTGGTTTGTTTTGAATTGGTCAATGTAGGAGAGATAGAACAAGCAACCGAATTGACTCAAGTATTTTGGTCTGGTGAAGTCTATTGATTGAATATCTGACGCTTTAAGCCTTACCAATGCCTTAACCATTTGAGGAGACTCAATGATCTGTTGCAATGTGGTCCAGTATGCAGCCACAAGTACATCCCATGTTATATTATCATAAGCAACCTCTGAGACTTGAGTCTCCGTTGACTCGCCATAAAGAGTAATTGCATTTGAAGCATCCGTTGAGACTGTTACAATTCCCACTCTTGGAGCAGCCTCTTTATTGTCTGATGCGTTTAGAATACGAACATTCCCAGTTGTTATTGATGATGGAGAACTTATAACTGGATAAATATACTCCAGGTCATACGTGTATGTTGGTCTTCTCTTTAAAGTGATGCATCTGTTCGATTTTATTTGATCAATCAAAGCTGATGAGCCGTTGGTTGGCTCTCCGTCAATCGTTGTGCTTCCATCCGTGTCATAAAACAGAACCTCATCTCCTTCTGAAGCATCTCCAACAGACATTACATTCACATGAGTAATATCGAACTTGTCAACCATCACTCCAACCGCACAGTCTGCACTTGATACTGGGTCTCCATTAAAGTCTCCTTCCAACTGAAACTCTGTTCCGGAGTGAACGCTTGAAATAATGAACACTCTTTCATTGACCCAAAAATCTGTATTAGGATAAAATCCCCCCTCATAAAGAGCATCTGAGACATTATACAGATACACTCCCAAACCTGCGAACAACTGACCTGCTCCAGATGAAACTGTAACAAGTCCTGTATTTGTGATGTGCGTAATTGTCAAAGCAGGTCGGTAATAGATGTTTGAATATATTCCCTTAGCCTCATTCAAATCTATCAATGCTTTGGTTATGGTATCATTCATTGTGATACCTCTTGCCACAAGTGAAAAAGGAGCTTGATAAATCTTTTTGATACCCTCTGATTTATGGCTATTTGTTAGCGTTGATTTTCCTAGATCTGGAGTGTCTTTGAGATAGGTATCGTCCGTGTTGATGTCGTACTCCAGAACATTCTCAGCCTTGAAATCTCCATATTCAAAAGTGATCATCTCATCCTCCGAACTATCCAATATCTCCGTCCAATCTTCTGGAGAGTTCAATGGAACAGAGTCAAATGGAGTTATCGTAACAATCTTAGTAGCAGCGTTTGCAGAAATCAAAGCATTGAAAGCGTTAGCAACATATTTCAGAACATCTGTCTGCAATAGGTCAGGTAGATTAACAGCAACATTCCACTCAGAACCGCGAAGTACTTTCTTATCAACTGACAAACACTCAAGAGACCCTCCATCAATGGTAAATGTCATGTTGTTTATTGCAAGGCATTTTATATACAAATCCTCTCCTTGATCATGCCATTCAAACTCGGTAGATACCGTGAATGTCCCTGCTGTTGCAGGAGTGTCGAGAATGATTGTTACTGGATCTCCGTTGAACTCAACATTGGTTGAACTTATCGCAATAACAATGGAGCTTGATGGAGCGTGAGTCCCTAGTGTATAGGTTACTGATATTGCAAACTGGCTTGAGTTGATCTTATCTCCTGCGTTGTAATTATTAGACCCTAGATCAACATGGTTTCCATAATCAAAATCTATTGAGTCAAATGGAACAGTAACATACCCTGCTGTTGTTGTTGCCGTTGTTCCAAATAATACCTTGAATAGTTTGTCAGTTTCCCACTCATCAGAATGAAGTACTTCCTTGTTCGAGAATGGCATAACCATTCCTTGATACCGAGTATCTGAATCCAGTTCATTGTTCAGAGTGTATCCCGTATCAGTAAACATCTGATCAACCGCTTTCTTCATAAATAAAGCAGGATAGAAGTATCTGCCATGCGGATTCTGTTCTTCATCCCTTAACCATCCATAATCAACATCCGGATATATAAATCCATCAGCGTATGTGTTGAACCTATTTGACTGAACATTCGATTGAGTGTGATCATGGTCAAGACTTCTGAGATTCAAGTCCTCCAGTTTCTTGTCCTTGAGAAGATTTATCCAATCAGAGTTACCTCCTTTTACAACAACCTCAAGGTCTGCCCCAACAGATGAAAGTTGAGCGAAACCATAGACAACCTGCACTCCATCAACCTCAATCCATGCCGTGAGTCGTTGCCATCGTTTTGAATCATTGATTGTGATAGAGTCAGGATGTCCGAAGATCTCAAGATTTGTCGCTGTCTTTGGTAGTTTGAAAGTGTTCGAGTAGTAACCTTGTCTTGATTCAATGTCTGTCAATCGATTTACTCCATAGGAAAGTGCAATGATCTCTCTTTTGGAGAGTTCACATTCTTTGTAATCTATGAATAAACGAGCGTTCATTTATTGCGTCTGTATTACGTCCTCAACTGCATATCTGAACTCAAAATCATAACGAGCGTATGAATCTCCTGTCTTAACTTTCTTGAATGTCTCAGGGTTGATGATTATCGGAGTGAAGTCATTTCCTGCTCCCCACAAATACACTTGAATAGACTTGAAAGCATCTGCAATGAAATCAGCATGAGCAGAAGAAACATTTCCTGTTGAGATGATTGTTCCTTGATGTACCTCGTCCTTTCGGTGAAAGCGTTTCTCTCCATCAGAATTGACAAACATTGATGATGTTCCTTTATCTTGAAACGCCTGTTGATTGCCGACAAAGAGATATGATTCCCAACCTCCAGATGGATCTAGCCAAACAAGGTTTGCCGTGTAACATCCGTCTGTGTTCCAAACCGCTTGTGTCTGTTCCTGTACATCAATGGTAACAACTCCACTATCAACAAGAGTTGCCGTTGATGCTAAGTACTTCTCAACTCCAAAAGTGAATGTTCCTGACGTTGTTATTGGAGGAAGGAATGAGAATGTTGGATAATTATTTACTGAACCCACGATGAAAGGCTCTTTCGTGAACCATGTAGGAACTGTTCCTGTGTA